CGCGTCTTTTCCCGTTATATCCCGTTAAATCCCGGCTTATCCCATAATTTTTCCTTTTCTTTTCTCAGTCACAGACACGCCCTGGCGCGCTATGACGGATGGTTGCTGGCGCGCGTAAAAGGGGCATCGGAATACGACCGGATCTGGGCCATGCTGCGCAGCTATAACGGCGGACTCGGCCATTGGCGGCGAGAGGCCAGGGTCGCGGGTTCCCATGACCGGGCGGCGGTGGACGCCGCCTGCGGACGCGCCCGGCGCGCTCATGTCCATTGCAAAGAGAACCTCGACTATCCCCGGCGCATCCTCGATGCTCTGCAACCACGCTATGCCCGGTGGGGCCGGATGGTGCGCGCATGATCCCCTTCAAAAGAATCGCGCGGTTTTTGATGCCGAGCCTCTTCAAGGGGATTCTATCCGGGGTTGGCGCGAAGCTGCTCCTGCCCCTGCTGCTGGCCGGGGCCACGAGCCTTGGCTCCTGGTTCATGACCAGCAAGGTCAAGAACGCGGAGATCGCCCACCTGGAGGCTTCCTATGCCGAGGCGCGGACGGCGACGGCGCAGGCGGCGCAAGAACGCCTGGCGGTGGCCGTCTCGCGGGGGGAGGACTTGACGCGCGGCCTCATCGAAACCACCAACCTATTGCGAAGGACTCATGAAAAGCACCAACAGGAAATCGCGCGCGTCACCAGTGGCCGCGCTTGTCTTGGCCCTGGGGCTCTCCGCCTGCTCAACGAAACAGGCGCCGGGGTCGATGGCTTTGCAGCCCTGCCCGACGCCGCCAGCGGCTTTGCTGCAACGGATGGTGCCATTGCCACCGATACCGATGTCGCGGGCTGGATCGCCGACGCCAAACGACGATACGCGGCCTGCCGCGCCCGGCTCGACGCCTTGATCGACTGGTCGGAGGCGCTATAACGGATACCGTCGACGCGGCCAATGAAACCGCCCGCCTACACCTTGCCGAAGCCCTGGCCAGGCAGACGCAAAGGGCGGCAAGCAGGAGAGCCGCGAGTTCGGCCTTCCGTTGCCGGGACTGTGGCGAACCGATTCCCATGGCCCGGCGCCAGGCCATCCATGGCGTTACCACCTGCCTGGAATGCCAGGCGCTACGAGAGAGGAGGAACCGATAAAATGGAACAGAATCCCACGCTGTGGCACATGCTGGTAGGGCTCGTCACTATTCTCGGGTTCATGCTCGCATTCGCGAAGATCGTCCTTCATTCAATCGAAAAGCGGTTAAGCGATCACTTCAAGATCTATCATATCAAGATAAAGCATCTCGAAGAGACGGCTACGAAAAACAGCGCAGAGGTAACGAGACTAAACAACGATTTACTTGAACTGAAGGTCGATATAGCCAACCAGTACGTTCATTACGACGACTATGTGCGTATACAAACCATTCTCGAAGCCAAACTGGATGGGGTTGCCCTAAAAATCGAAAATATACAGATGGAAGGATTAAACCATGCCCGTCGATCATGATCGTATCAGACGCGAAAGCAACCGCTGGAACTGCCTGCTTACCCTGAAAAACGCGCAACCCCTCGGGGTATGGGAGGAACTGATCCTCGATACCTTGCGCGCGATTACGCCGGATATCACCAAAAAAGAGGTGCGTGAGATCATGGATTATCTCCAGGAACAAGGTTACGTGCGGCTGAAAAAGAAACCCCATGGCCGCTGGCATGGCAAGCTGACCGCCAATGGCCTGCACCTGCTGGACTACGATATCGATTGCCCGCCCGGTATCTCGCGCCCGGAAAAATACTGGTAAAGGCCATGGGAACAGGCAGCATCATCGAAAACCTGCCGCCCGAAAAAAAGCAGTGGGCGGACGATTGGCTGGTTTCGCACAACTTCAAGAACTACCAGCAATTCGAGGAAGAGGCGAAGGCGCAGGGCATCGAGGTTTCCAAGAGCAGCGCGGGACGCTACGGGCTTTCGTTCAAGAAGAAACTGGATCAGATCAAGATAGCGACGGAACAGGCTAGGGCGGTGGTAAAGGCGAGCCCGGATGACCATGGGGGCATGAATGAGGCATTGGCAAGCCTCGTGCAGACCAATCTATTCCAGATGATGAGCGAGTTCCGGTACGACCCGGAGGAACCGGTCGATATCGCGAAGATCACCAGCGCAGTAGCGACGCTTTCGCGGGCCCAGGTGAACCAAAAGAAATGGCGGATCGATCTCCGGGAAAAGGCCGAGCGCGCGGCAAGCGCCGTGGAGCAGGTGGCCAGGAAAGGCGGGCTCTCGGCGGAGGCCGCCAATAATATCCGTGGCCAGATCCTCGGGATTGCGGCGTAGCAGTAGGCAAAAACCCAAGCAAGGGCTCCGGTCAAATAAGACAAATAGATCCATGCCCCACGAACCCCGCGCGCAGCGGACCCCCGCCGTGATGCTGGGCTATCAGCAACGCGTCCTGGCGGATACCTCGCCACTCATCGTTATCGAGAAATCCCGGCGCATCGGCCTCACCTGGGCCAAGGCGGGGGATTCCGCATTGAAGGCAGCGGAGCGGGCCGGACAGGATATCTGGTACACCGGATACAACAAGGATATGGCCCAGGAGTTCATCCGGGATGCGGCGGATTGGGCGAAGCACTACGCACTGGCGGCGGGGGAGATCACGGAGGAAGAGGAGGTCTTCTCGAATGGCAAGGAAGAAAAGGCCATCCAAACCTTCGTGATCCGTTTTGCGTCCGGGTTCCGCATCACCGCGCTCTCCTCGCGGCCTGCGAACATGCGCGCCAAGAAGGGCATCTTCATTATTGATGAAGCCGCCTTCCACGAGCAATTGGGGGAACTACTCAAGGCCGTCATGGCGGCGCTCATGTGGGGGGGCAGGTTATCATCATCTCCACCCATAATGGGGTGGATAATCCCTTCAACGAACTGATTACCGAGGTCCGCGAGGGGAGAAGGAAAGGCAGCGTTCATCGCATTACCTTGGATGACGCGATCAAAGATGGCCTACACAAACGCATTTGCCTGCGCCTGGGGAAGGAATGGACCCCGGAGGCCGAGGCGGAATGGATTGCGGATATCCGCGCTTACTACGGCGAGGACGCCGAAGAGGAGCTGGACTGCATCCCCAAGAACAGCGGCGGCGCGTATCTATCCCGCGCCTTGATCGAATCTCGCATGACGCCGGAAACGAAGGTGGCGCGCTGGTCGGAAAAAGACGCATTCACCCACCTCCCGGAACATATCCGGGAGGCCGAATGCCTGGAATTTTGCGAGAAAGAGATAAGGCCCCTGCTCGCTGGCCTCCCGAAAAAGGCGAGAACCTTCTTGGGAGAAGACTTCGGCCGCACGAGCGATCTCACGGTGCTGGCGCCGCTCTATCAACTGGAGGCCCTCGCGCGCCGGGTGGCCTTCCTGGTGGAGCTACGCAATATCCCCTTCGAGCAACAGCGCCAGGTGTTGTTTTACGTTATCGACAACCTGCCGAACTTCATGGGCGGGGCGCTGGACGCCGGGGGCAATGGGCATTATCTGGCGGAGGTGGCGGCGCAACGCTACGGAGCGCTGCGCATCCAGGCGGTGAAATTCTCCGAGGCCTGGTATCTTTCGCATATGCCGCCCTTCAAATCCGCCCTGGTGGAAGGAACCCTGGATGGACTGCCGGATGATGGAGAGGTGCTGGACGATCTGCGGGCCTTCCAGGTGATCCGTGGCATCGCGAAACTACCGGACAAGCGCACAAAGGACAAGGACGGCAACAAGCGCCACGGGGACGCGGGGATCGCCCTGGTGCTTGCGTATTTCGCCAGCCGCGAGTTGAACAACGGACCGGTGAGAATCTGTTCCCGGGGACGACGGAAATCGCGCCGGATGACAGGCAAATACCATCAGCGCGGGCGAAGACGATGACGGCGATATATCGGAATCCGACATGAAAAAGCAATAGAGGTAAATCACGCCATGAACGACTATGAGATCAGGCTCCAGCGCCATTACGATGCCGGTACGAAAAGGACCCAATGGACCGGATCGTTGTGGCATAACGGAGCGTGCGCGGTCCGGCCTTCCCTACCCCACGCAAGCAAGGCATCCGAGGCCGCGAAGATGATGATTCAGTATCTGGAAGAACAAGGTATCGAACTGGACGGTTACACCTAATATGAAGACCAATATCGAATTGTTCGATGAACATGCCGCCAAGATTCTTGGGCATCTCTATGAGAATTTCCCAATACGCGCACCTATCTTCGCTACTGTGATATCCGGGGACGAAAAAAAAGACGACGGCAATATCGCGAACAAGGAGTAGGAGCCATCCCATGCGTTCAATGTATGCATGGGTACCATTGAGTGGTTGCGGGATGCCGGGTATATCGATTGTGGGAAAAAGTGCCTATTCGGGTACCAGGACTGCGTGTTGACGGCGCGGGGGCTGGAGATGCTGAAATCCGTGCCGGAAAGCGTTCAGACAAAGAAACCCATCGGAGACAGGTTGGTCGCGCTTCTCAAAGAAAAGTCGATGGCATTGGCAATGGAGACCGCCAAGACCGCCATCAGCGCCGGAATCGGCCTTCTCAAATGAAAAAACCCAACGGGATCTACGTCAGTCCCACGCAATTCGCCGAATTCGGCCAGGGCAGGCGGGCCGCAAAGTCACTGACCCGCCAGATCGCCACCCGCGACCGCAGGCCGGATTTCAATGCCCTGGGCGCGTTCCTGCCCAACCCGGACCCGGTGTTGAAGGCGCAGGGAAAGGATATCAAGATCTACCGAGAGCTTCGCACCGAGCCCCAGGTAGGCGGCAATATCCGCCGCCGCAAGGGGGCGGTGAAGGCCTTGGAATGGGGTATCGAGAAGAAAAACGCCAAACGCCGGGCGTTTTCTCTCATCGAGGGCTTATTCCGCGATCTTCCACTGAAGGCGATCATCTCGGAAATACTCGACGCCACGCTCTACGGCTATCAACCCATGGAAATCCTGTGGGAGGTGGCAGCTGGCCATCTGACGCCCGCTGCCGTGATCGGAAAGCCCCCGGAATGGTTCCATTTCGATAACGAGAATCGATTGCGCTTCCTGACCCGTGAATCCCGCCGAGAAGGCGAGCTATTGCCGCCCTATAAGTTCCTCCTGCCTCGCCAGGAGGCAACCTACGACAACCCTTATGGATTCCCGGATCTCTCCATGGTGTTCTGGCCCACCGTCTTCAAAAAGGGCGGCATGACCTTCTGGTTGGATTTTTCCGAGAAATATGGCGGGGCATGGGCGGTTGGGAAGCTCCCCCGCAATACCCTGGAGGATGAAACAGAGGCGTTCGCCGACCGGCTGGAGGAGATGATCCAAACCGCAGTTGCCGTTATCCCGGATGATACCAGCGTCGAGATCAAGGAGGCGGGGGGCAAGGGCGCATCGGCGGATATCTTCGAGCGGCTTTTGATGTTTTGCCGCTCCGAGGTCAACTTCAGCCCTGCTGGGCCAAAATCAAGCCAGCGAAGCCAGTTCCACGAACGCCAGCGCCAAGGCCGGGCTGGAGGTGACGAAAGACATCCGCGACGACGATAAGTCCATCGTGGAAGAAACGTTGAATAATCTGATCCAATGGATACACCATTTCAACTTCGGCGACGGTCATGCCCCTTTGTTCCACATGTGGGAACAAGAGGAAGTCGATGATGTACAGGCAAAGCGGGATAGCCTGCTGGTGAGGGCTGGCGCCAGGTTCACGAACAATTACTTCCGGCGCGCCTATGGGCTCGAGGAAGACGATCTGATGACGGAAAAAGCGCCGGATGCGCCAGACAAAGGCCATGAAGAAGGCGATAAGGGGAGTGATTCCGGGCCTGAATTTTCGGAAGGAGAGGAAGGCTTCCCGGATCAGGACGCCCTGGATGCGGCGCTGGAAGAATTGGCATCGGAGGGGATGCGCGATCAGGCCGCGACAATCGCCAAGCCTATCCTTGATCTTATCCAAGACGCGAAGGATTATACCGAGGTAATGGAAAGGCTCGCTGGGATCTATACGGAAATGGATGCCACGGCGCTGCAAGAGACGCTCAGGCGCGCCATGTTCGTCTCGGAGCTATGGGGCCACGCGAATGGGGAGGATTGATCTTGGATAAGACCGAACTACTCCATGCCATGAAACTCCCACCCAAAGAGGCGGTGGATTACATGGAGCAAAAGGAATTACGGATTACCGAACGCTGGCATGACCTTGATTCCGAGATTCGCGCCAGGGTCTTTACCGTCGCCAACGTCACCAAACTGGACGTGTTACAGGCAATCCGGGATGAGACGGTAAATGCCATGGAAAATAACGTCAGCTTCAAGGCTTTCCAGGGCCGCTTGATCCCAATCCTGAAGGAGAAGGGGTGGTGGGGAAAGGCCATCGACAAAGATACGGGAGAAGTGCTGGAATCGATCCACGGCTCCAGCGCCCCAGCGACCTATGGAACCCCGTGGCGACTGAAGCTGATCTATGATGTAAACTTGCAATCCTCCTTCATGGCGGGACGTCGCGCCAGACAATTGGAAAATGTATCGGAGCGCCCCTATTGGCAATACGTAGCAGTCGGAGATAGCCGCACCAGGCCGCATCATCTGATACTAAATGGCATGGTATTCAAACATGACGACCCGTTTTTCGCGTCTTTCTATCCGCCAAACGGTTATCGATGCCGGTGTCGGATAAAGGCCATGTCATCCGATAAGGTGGGCAATGGACCGGGACTATCGCCCCTTTCCAGCAGCCATGATCGGCTCGACAAGATGGATGTCCCTATTTCAAGCCAACATCCGGAATTCGGAACCATAAAGGTAGCCCGTTACGAGTATCAACCAGGCAAATATGTAACGACCGACCCCGGATGGAGCCATGCGCCAGGGGAGGCATGGGCGCCGAATCTGAACAAATACCACCCGGATCTGGTGGCGCAATATCGAAAAGCAACCGAAAAATGAATGATGCCTTCCAGTCCGTAATCGTTGGAGATGAAGAATTCAAACGCGCGATGGATGGAGTTGTGGTTTTCTCCCGTCGCCCAAAACTGGCTATGCGCGACATGGCGGCAGCGCTGGAAGAAATAACCGAAGAAAACTTCTCGGCGCAAGGAAACCCGGAATGGAAGGCATTATCCGAAGTGACAATCCGCGCCAGACTTGGCGGCGGAAAAGCCTACACCAAAAAAGGGAATCTACGTAAACCGGCCCAACGCGCCAAGGAACAAATGAAAATCCTGCAGAATCGTGGTTTGCTCGCGGCATCCGTGCACTCCAAATACGGGGATAATTACACAATGATCGGCGCTGGCGGTGGTGATCCTGGTCAATACGCTCGCATCCATCAACTAGGAGGGCAAGCAGGGCGCGGCTTAAGCGTTACGCTACCGGCAAGACCTTATCTACCGTTCTCGCCTGACTTGAAATTACAACCGAAGGCTAAGAAAGATCTGTTAAAAATCGCAACGGAACATCTACGACAGGCGACGACATGAATCAAGGCAAAATAAATAAAAAGGGTCATCAATCCTGACTCCGTTTTGTCTTTCCTCCACTGCAAACGAATTTCACCTTCCTCATCCCACTTCTTCCCATCTCTTCCCGCCTCTTCCCATTTATCTCGCCTCCTTCCAGATATTAATCTCACTTCAATACACCAAACACCCGTAGTGTGCAGCGCAAGTAGCCGTATATCTTGCGCTGCGATGGCCATGGGTTTATAGATAGGGGGCCAACCAATGCTTCATCACCTCAGGGACCTTGGCACACACCAAAGGCCCCAGGATATGACAAATCGGCGACACCTCCCGAACTCCCGCTTGCCTGGCCCCTCCGTCGCCGTCGGTCACCCTTCGACGCTGGCTACATACCCCGCCTGTTGGCGAGTTCGAGCAAGTGGTTCTGTATACAGGTACGGACCCGCACAGGCATGAGTCTCCCATCCCAAGCGCGCGTCCTCTCCGCGCTCAGCATACCCGACTACCTGAATGGCGAGGCCGATGGATCGATTCGCCATGAATATATCGACGGTCAGGTATACGCCATGGCGGGCGGCAGTGCCCGGCATAATTTGATAGCCGTCAATGCGGGTAGTTTACTCAACACCCGTTTGCCGGAGACGTGCGAGGTGTTCGTGGCAGACATGAAGGTGCGGATTCACCGGATCGATGATTCCCGTTTCTATTATCCCGACGTGATGGTGTGTTGCCGGGAAGATGATAAGGAAGCCTGCTATCGCGAATCTCTGTGTTTGATCATCGAAGTCCTGTCCGATGCTGCGTATTCCGATGAAAATGGGCACCCATTCCGAGGGAAAGTGGGCACCCATTCCGAGGGAAAGTGGGCACCCATTCCGAGGGAAATGGGCGGTGCTGGAATCGCAGACAGCGCTGGA